GCTTGCTAACCAGTCAATAAACTCACGCTCCCAGTCGAACTGCGTAACATCTAGCGGACGGTTAATAATGATATTGAATGTCTTAGTAACATTTTGATAAGAATTATCGTCTTCGATAAAATCACCAGACCGACCAGGTATATGTGTGGGATTAAGATCTGGTACTGCAAAGACAGGATCAGCAGGATATTGCACCATAACGCCTAAGTCTGCCGACGATTTGCCCTGGTAGATCAATCCTGAAATGTTATTAGAAGTTACCACTTAATCCCCTCCTTTGTTTAATTTGATTCGACCGTTGGTTTTCTTTAAAAAATGGTTCAACAACTTGCCATAGCGTCCGCCCGTCTGGCATCGTTAAGGTGATATTTGCTGAGCCATCTTTGTTTGCTAATTGCTGAAGTAGTAATAATACTGCCTGTCTGAATTCGTGCTCTTCTTTCTTTTCTTTCTGATCAACTACAGGCTGTTGAGAGTTAAAGCCAGTTTGGTTTGAAAGAATACCTACAGCTTTTCCGATTAATTCCCAGGCACGAGTTGCCTTTGTTGGAACTAGTGGAATTGCCATTTCTGGACCTTTTTCGCCAAAGATAGCTGGCTTGTCCGTAATACCGCCATTGGCAAACTTGATTGAAGGAGCTAATTGTTCAGCGCGAGCAATATGGACAGCGTTGTGGCCTCCACGTTCCCATTCAGCTGAAAATTTGCCAGCAAGGGAAGTAACACTGCCTTTGCCCTCTAGAATTGACTTGAAGGTAGCTCTATCAGCTGGATCATCACCATGCAACGCAAACTCTAATTGCGTTGCTGCATCTTGCCAACTCTTATGGTGCTTTTTAGCATAAGCTTTTAAGCTAGTTAGACGACTATCCAACCATTGACCCAAGCCACTTGCACCACCGTCTGGGTTAACAGAACTTGGATCTAGAGTTGATTCAAGCGACCAATTACCCAAAATAGCTGTAATACCATTCTTTGTAGCATGTGAATCAAGTTGCCTTAAAGCTTTGGCCAACACATTAGCACGTGTGCCAATATCGCCAGTTATTTTGAACGAGCTGATAGTTTCGCTTAAATGCTTCTTAATCCAGGAAATAGCTTTTGACCCAAGCTCTTTTTTCGCCAGTGCTAAAAGCTTTTTGGCTGGACCTTTATTTTTTTTGCTGTTGGCGTTATGAAGTCCTTTTACGCGATAGAAACCGTAGCCCATTGACTTATTATCTGAGATCCGAGATACACGTGCACTTGGCGGTGTCTCGTTGAACATTGTGTCCCGTTCAGGATCTTTAACAATACCAACGTGACCTGCTGCTCCAGCACCATGTCCGAAGATTACCAGGTCGCCTGGGATAGTTTTAGAAACATCCTTACCAAGATATTGCACACCAGCTGAGTTTTGCATTGCAACAGTTGTACGACCAATATCAAGACCAAAGTGTTTAAGTGCCTGCATTACCATACCAGAGCAGTCACTGGCTGTTTTAGACGCAGCACCCATAACATACTTAACGCCTGCAAAAGTCTTCTCAGCGTAACGTAAGAAGGCCTCTCGCGTACCACCTTTACCGATACCATCTCCGATAGCATCGCCAATAACGGTCCACATTGCTTGCGACCAAGGCTCACCATAGTGTGTGCTTGATCTCTTGCTTAAATTAGTAAAGTCTTTTTCAATACCGTGTCCTTTTGTACCAACGTTCTTTGTAAACATTGACTTAAAGGCTTGAGCAAAGTTCTTGAGATTCTTCTCAGCAAGTTTACGCAAGGCACTATGGCTGACACCTGATCCTTTGGCAAAATGCGGCAAGCCAAAGCTATGCGCTAGTTCCAAAGTTTGATCACCATTAAGAACCTTATCGCCTGCCTGCAATTTAACGATCTGATTGTCGTATTGCGGTAGCAAAATGTCATTGCCACGGATAACAGCTTCTTGTTTAGGTCCGTACTCAGCGTCGTTTACCATAGCTAAGGTGTCTTGTGTTAAAGCACCATTGACAGTACCCCGAGCAAACTTAACTGGTTTGATAACTGCAGTATTGCCACCAAATTGTGACAATACCTTGTTAATGCCCTTAATCCCACGGTTTAACTGGGCAATAGTGCCCTTCATATCAGTGCCGGCATATCCGATCATTTTATGAAGAGCATTCTTAAAGCCAGTTGCTGTGCTGGTGGCAAGCTTGACAACGCCAGTGTGAATTTTCTTCATGGAAGCTTGAATTTTCTTTTCCATTGACTCAAATTCACTAGTGGCATTCTTTTTCATGCCTTTAATGTCCTTGTCGACATCTTTTACCATCTTGTTAAAGGTTTTAGAAAAGTCGCCTTTGCCTTTTAGCGATTTGGTAGCTTTTTCAGCCTGATCAGCAATTTCTTTGCCAAACTTGTTTTTCTTAACTGCTTTCTCTAGTGAAGTAACACGCTTATGCGTGGTCGTGATACTCTTTTGCAGTTTCTTAAGACTAGACGTACCAGTTACTTTGACCTTGATCTTAGGCTTTTTGCCTTTGACCTTTTTAATAGCCTTAGTTAATTTTTTGACTGAAGACTGGCCTTTAACTTTAGCGTTAACCTTGATAGTTTTAGACTTTAATTTGCTTAAAGATTTTGCAAGAGAATTTGTTGCTTTAGAATTAGTTTTAACTCTTGTGACAGCACTGCTAGATCCTACACCCACGCTGTAACTTGGGCCACTAATGCTCCTACGTCTAGTAGTTGTTGTTTTGCGTTTTCTTGTAGTAGTTGTGCGCTTTTTCTTTTTAGTTTTCGGAGCCGTTGTCAGTTTCTTAAATAATGAATTACTGATCCACTGAGAATGACCAATTCTATGGCTTGCGCCAGTTAACAATCCTTGATCGACTAGAGTTTGGCCAGCATGCTTATTTGGCTTTTTAGAAGCTTTTTTCGAAGCAGAATACTTCTTGCTTAGTTTGTTGAATTCAGCTGTTAAATTTTTAGCACGATCAGCTTGGCCTTTTTTGAGAGCCTTTGAAATTCGATCGCCAAGCTTATCCAGCTCTTTTTTCTGGGATTTAGCTCTAGCTTTGGCTTCAGCACGCTTTTTCTCAGCTGCTGAATCTTTCTTATCACGCCTCCTGTCTAGTTTGTCACGGTGGTCTTTAGCATCCTGGTATCTGCGATCCCGTTTTTTGATTTCAGAATCAATTAATTTGATTAACTTACTATTGTCAGAACTGGCTTTAATGACACGTTTAGTCCCATTGGCAAAGTGGTAAGCTTTACCAAACATGGTAGCCATATCATGCGCATTGATTACGTCCTGCCATGGCCATAGTGTGCGCTTAACGTTGCGACCACTTATTACTTCAATAGTACCGTCAGGATTTAAGATGCCTTCACGATTGCCCGTTTCTGGGCTATCATTGCCGTCATTAAGAATAGCTGGTACGCCATAGCGTTTGCGCCAGTCAGTCCCATTGGCAAAATGGAAATCTCCAATATTAATTTTGCTTAAGCCTTTAAGACCAGAATTAATACCTTTAGTTAAACCATCCCAACTTGATCTAATACTTTTAACAATATCATCAAACCAACCTTTAATATTTTTCCAGGGGTTTTTGAAAAAGTTAGCTGTTTTTTTGCCAAGAGAACTGAAAAAGCTGGTCATGCCTTTCCAATTATTCTTAATTCCTTTGCCAATATTTGTAAACCATTTAGTTACATTTTTCCAAGATGATTTCAAACCTTTTGACATGTTTTTACCTAGTTTAGAAAACCAAGAAGACATGTCCTTCCAATTCTTTTTAACACCTTTACCAATTTTGTCGAACCACTTATCCATCCCTTTCCAGGAGGACTTTAGACCTTTGGAGGTATCTTTACCTAATTTAGTAAACCATTTAGTAGTCCCTTTCCAAGCATTTTTAAGACTCTTAGCTAAACCATCTGCCCATTTTTTAAACTTTGCATTATGTTTATAAAGGGAATTAATTCCACCAGCAATTGGGCTTACAAGATATACTCCAACTTCTTTCCAATTCTTTTTAAACCAATTGATGGTCTTGCTTATGCTTTTAGTGAAACCATTCCACATTGAATGGGCAGACCAACCTAAATTTTCAAGGCTCCAGAAGCTCTTTGGTGGCTTTGAAGATTGCCAACCTTTGGTAAACTTATTTACAGCTTTGCCACCCCAGCCACCAACAACTTTGCCGATTTCTGCTCCAATTGCTGCTCCAGCTGGGCCACCAAACCATAGACCGATACCACCACCAATGCCAGCACCGATACCTTTACCAATATCTTGGCTGCGCTTATCAGCTGAGTGCCGATCTTTAACTGCATTAAACAAATTAGCACCAACATCTGCAACTATACCAGCACCAGCTAAGCCAGTACCAACTTTGCCTGCTGTGGTAAGACTCTTAAATCCACCTGCAGAATGTGCTGATTGTAAAAGTCCAGTTAAATTACCTGCATTACCGCCTTTATTAAAAAGTCCTTTGCCAAAATCAACCGATTTTTTAAATCCATTTGACAAAGATTTTGCTAATTTAGATCCAAGATGGGCTAATTTAGGTCCTAAATTTTTAAAACCATTAATTAAGGCTGAACTAACCTTCTTAGCTAATTTGCCAGTTCCTTTAATAATTTTACTAAAGCCCTTACCAGTAGCTGTTGCAGCTTTAGCTATATCTTTTCCAATGCCTTTAAAGCCTTTACTTAAAAATTTAAAGGCTTTACCAATTTTAGTATTACCATTTGATAAGTGTATTATTAGCTTATCCCAGCCATTAGAAAGATGTGAGCCGATACTTAATCCTTTAATTGCTAATCTAGTATTGTTTAATGCTACTGTAAACTTAGCTAATTTAGCAATACCAACAGCTCCAACTAATCCACCAGCTATCCATTTGACCTCGGTTTTATGTCCAGCAATCCATTCTATTGCTTTTACAATACCATTAGATAAGTTACCGACAGCATTTGAAAAGTCTTTAGTTAACTTTTTACCATCTTTTGATTTAGTTAAGAATTTGACCAAAGAATCGCCAGCTTTATTAATAGCTGGTAGCATTTTAGCTCCAAGCGTCATAGTAAAGGCATTAGAGGTTTGTCTTAAACGAGCCATCTGCATCTTAGCTGTTTCAGAGTTTTTAGCAGATAATTTAGCGACATAGTCACCATCTTTACCTGCTTTTAAAGTCTTCTTTGAAAGGTCTCCCAAATTCTTGTTATACTTGGCTAAAATTAAACCAGCTTGCTCACCATTAACACCAAACAATGATTTCATCAAATTGATCTTTTTAGTTTTAGAAAAGCCTTTCATATGCTTATTTAAAACGCCAAAGACAGTTGATAGTGATTTAAGGTTACCCTTTGAATCAAGAATTTCTTTAGGTGTAATCCCTATTTGAGCTAGCAGACTCTTTTTACTACCTGAAGCTAATTTAGACGCTGAATCTGATAAGCGGTTAATTACCTGATTTAATCCAGTACCAGCTTTAGAAGCTTCAATACCATTATTTGACAAAATACCCATTGCAGAAGCGGTTTCCGATAGTGGGATACCTGCTTGGTGAGCACTAGCTCCAACATATGACATACCATAGCCTAAGTCTTTAAAACCAGTTGAAGTCATGTCGGCAGCATAAGCCAATTCATTAACAGCACGTCTAGTATTTTTGGTCATTTCAGCAGTGGTTTTTGCACGCATGCCAAATGATTCTAAAGTTGTTGATGAAACTTTAACAACATCAGTAAAATCGTCTCCTGAAGCAACAGAGCCTTGTAATTCTGTTCTCATAGCACCCAGTGCTTGTTCTGTGGTATAGCCACGTTTTACCAAGTCTTCATAAGCTTCAGCAATTGACTGTTGTGACTTGCCGTATTTAATAGACATATCACGACCTTGTTGTTGCATTTTAGTAACATTTGCCGTAACTGCTTTAAGTTTTTCTCCACCAGTAACTGCTAGGTTAGTAATCTCTTTATAACTTTGTTGTAAATTTGCAGACTTTTTAGCTCCAGATATAGCTGCAGCACCCACAGCACCAATTCCAGCTGCAGCAACCGTGGCACCATTTTTAACAGATTCCCAAGTCTTAGACATTACTGCTTTCATTTTGCTAGTGGCACTTGTTACTTTTTTAGCACCATTAGCGATTCTATTAAAGCCACCTGGATTAAGCCGATTCACTTCTGTCTGTGAAGATTTAATTTTAGAATTAAATTTCGATAAACTAGTTGTAGTTTCATTAACACGGATACGTTGTTTAGCGTATGCTTCACTAGATTTGCCAGACACTCTTGCAATATTATTTAGTTCATGAACTTGCAATTGTTGCTGTTTGCTGAGGCTATCTACGGCTTTTTTATAACCATTTAACTGAACTTTAGCAGCATCATATTTCTTACCCTCACTGGTAAGTCGATCAACGTATGATTTTGTTACAGCTGTATTTAATTTGATCTGCTTTTGTACATCCGCCAAGCCTGATTTGTAATAATCTAAAGACTTTTTAGCCTTACTTTGTTGCCCAGTTAATGAAGCTAGACGTGTTTCAGCACGTTTAATTTGACCTTCATTCTTAGCAATTTGTTCACCGTATTTACCGAACTCTATTTTTCCGTCTTTGGTAGAACGGTCAACGTTTTTTTGCGCATCAACTAAGTGATTCTGCTCTCTGGTAAGACCTGCAATATAATCTTTTTGCTTAGAAATAGTATTTTTTAAGCCTTCATATTTTGCTTTAGCCATTTCCGTAGTCTGACCAGCTACTTTCAATTCAGCATTTTGAGCTTTCCAAGCTGAAGTAGCATTAGTAACTGCTTGCCTAAGTTCTTTTAAAGTTCTAACTGGCTGACTGCCATCAAGAGTAATATCGGTATTCATGCCGCCAACTGGTATAGTTCTTGCCATTAATTATTTACCTCCTTTCTTGTCAATTTCTTCTGCAAATTCCCATAACGTCTTAGGACGTTTTTCACGAGGCCTTGCATTCATAATTTCTACTAATCGTGGATAATCAGTATTTTCAAATTCTTCAGGTGTCATATGAGCATAAATGAGCATCTGTTGTTCTGAATAATCTAGATCTTCGATTAATTGGTCATAAGCCCTAACTGGATCATCATCATTTAGATTCGGATTCTTCACTTTTGCTAGAATCTACGCCAGTCACCTTATCTATAATTTCAGTTGTAAAATCAATAACATCATCAATATCAGAATCTTCTACTTTTTTAGTTTGTTCATCTGATAATCCTAAAAATGGTTTTAGAAACCCAACATAGATATCCAGTTCTTTAATTCGCGCATCAAGAACGTCTACAATGGCTTCAGGCTCAATATCCTCGCCCTTTTTAAGATTTTCGTATTTTAAATGATAATTTCTATAATGTTCTTGAACTTCTGCTAAATCTCGTTGAGCGACAAGACACCGACGCAAATTTTTACCACTTGTTGCTATTTCAAAAGTAGTTAAATGTAATTTTTTACCATTAACTTTTACTGACATTTTTTAATCCTTTCGAAAGAAAAAGAACGGCTGTCATACCGTTCTTTGATATTTATTTTGATTTGCCTACCACTACCCACCCTTACTTAATTAATTATTCACTAGCTTTTGAACTGTTCCCAGAACCAGGTGTAACAGGATTACCATTAGCATCTGTTGGAGTTTTGCTACCAGCTGTATTATCTGTCGTGGTTTGACCAGTTAAATATTTCAACATATTTACATAATCAAAATCACGTTCGTCCGAATATGTTTTTTCGTAAAGTAATAGATCTGTTTCTCTAGCTTGGGCATTAAGTGTCAATGCATCGTGTACTACGCTAGGATTCTCTGTATCAGTTTGCATATTTAGCTCACCAGGTACAAATATTCCACTCGGAAAGCCAAAATACAAATCAATTTGATTGTGTGTGTTATAGGAATGTGCAATTACACCACCATTTGCTGGATTAGAACGTCCTTTTCGTGCAAAACCACCAAATTTATCTTTTACTAAACCAGTCAGTAAATCATAGATAACGTGAGGAATATCGTTAGCAGCTATTGCAATCGAAGGCTGTTCAACGCCAACATTAGCTTCAGCAACTGCATTTGAACCATAAACTTTATTAACTGTTGGAGCTAATCCAGTTATATTCGCTTGTGTTGCACCTTTAGATGAAGCCATATCAATTTTAAATAGACCTTTTATTTCTTCTCCAGTAGTTGGATCAAAAACCTTTCCTTTATCACCATCATAAGTAAAGCCACCATTGTCTGGATCAACATTTAATTTGCCATTTTTATCATAGCTCCAAACAATAATGTCATCTAAACCTGTAATTTCCATTAATTTTCTCCTTTAAAATATAAATCAATCTCTAATCTTCCTTGATCATCGAGATAGTGACCGTTGTCTGGCTGTCTGCGCCATTTTTTTTGCATTAAAATAGACGCAACTGATTTCTCTAAACCATCTGCGTCTATTTGACTATTTTTTGGATAACAAATTTTAACTTGTAAATTTTTCTGAATCTGACCATAGGCATTACTGCCATGTTCAATAGGCATTTGTGTTACTTCAGAAACTGCAATTAACGCTTTGGTTTCTGAATTAAGCGAACTAGCAGGTATTAGATAGGAGTAGGCTTTCCCTAAACCATCTATGCCAGCCGAGTTTAGCGCATCAACTACCCGTTTTGCCACGGTCATAGCCCCATCACTTCCTTTAATGCTTTAGCTTCTGCTTTAAGAACGGCATCTCTTGACATCAATTGTGATTTTTCAATAAAATGCATATTCTTAACTTCTTTAGGACTCATCCCAGCAGTGCCGTTATTAACATATCTGGCAATCATTGCCTGGTATTTATTATCAAAGCCCACTGTGGTGTCACCAGCCATCACTTTTTCACTTGTAAAGCCTGGCTTATATGTTATTGAA